CCGACCCCCAACGGCACATCTGATGCGCTCTTTAAACAGGCGCAGATGGGAGCAGTCCCCGCCACCTCGGATGTGGTGTTGAAGCGGCTCGGCTATACGAAAGCGGAACGTGATGCCCTCGAGATCGACCGGCAGATCGACGCCGCACGGTCGCTCGAGGCTGAACTGGCTACCAGCTTGGAGGCGAAGGAAGCCCGGGTCGACACGTCGATCATCAAAGACATCGCCGCCCCCGTCGATGCGGTTACCGCGCCGACGGCTGCATCCGGCCAATAGCGCCGAGCACCCCAGAGATCTGAGCCTGCGAGGTGCAGGCCAGCAACAGAGCCCCAGGAGGGCCACAAATGCCAGAAGCGTCACCTCCCGCTGCGTCTCCCGCCGCGCCATCGGCGCCCCCATCTCCACCAGCGTCGACCCCGCCGTGGGGCGATGATTTCGACGCCAAGAAGGCATGGGACCTCATCCAGAACCTGCGGACAGACAAAGAGAAGTTGGCGCTGCGCCCGGTCCTCGATGATGAGGCGAAGCGGAAGCTGGCCGAGTTTGACCGTCTCGAGGCAGCAGCAAAGACCGACCTCGAGCGGAAAACCGAAGAGGTGACGCGTTGGCAGTCCGAGGCCGAGAAATGGCGGGCCCAGTCTGTCTCGTCGACTATCCAGGCGTTGGCTGCGGCCGATTTCGCCGACCCGACTGACGCCGCCAACGCGCTTGACGCGGCCAAATATCTCGACGCGGGCGGCGCGATCGACAACGAGGCGATCAAGAAGGATCTGGCTGACCTGCTGGAGCGGAAGCCGCATTACAAGCGCAGCCAGGAGGCGCCTACGCCGAGGGTTCCAGCGCCGAACCGGGCTCAAGGCGCCCCGGCGGCCGGCCCATCGGATCCGGCGGCCGAGTTCGGCGCCCTCCTGCAACGCCAGCTCGCTCGCTGACCTTCTGAAAGTACACGTAGCACCGGCAGGTCCGGTTTTCATCTGTCTTTGGCGTGTCCGGCAGGTCCGCAACGCCACGCGAACCATCCACAACACGTCTGGAGACAACCAAATGGCTAACCAGCTTTCATCTGTCGCGCCCCTACTACTCCCCCCGACGATCACCGGGCCTATCTTCCAGAAGGCCAAGGAGGCGTCGGCCGTCCAGTCCCTCGCCCAGCGGGTCCCGCTGGCCGTCAACGCCCATACCGCCATCCCCATCTCGCTCGATGTGCCCCGCGCCGGCTGGGTGGTCGAGGGCGGCGTCAAGCCGACCGGCTCGGCCGGTGTCGGCGTCAAGACGATGGTCGGCAAGAAGGTCGCCCTTCTGCTGCCCGTCTCCGAAGAGGTCGCCATGACCAACCCGGCCGGGTTGTACACCCAGTTGGAGAACAGCTTGCCGACGGCGATCGCCCGGGCGTTCGACTATGCGTGTATCCACGGCAAGGATTACGCCACCGGCGGGGCAGGCCCATTCGCCGACTATCTGGCCAAAACCCCGAACAGCCAGGTCATCGGCGCCACCGCAGCCGCCTCCGGCGGGGTATATGCCGATCTGGTGCTCGGCGAACGGCAGGTCGTCGACGGCCCCATGTCCTACGACTTCACCGGGTTCGCGGCCGATCCGCGGCTTCGCCCTGAGTTGAAGTTGTCCGTCGATGTCAACGGCCGGCCGCTGATGGTCGATGCCTATCCGGGCGCCAACGTCGGCGAGGCCGCCCTGATGGGCTCCCTCATCGGCTACCCGGTGGCCTACAACGCCGGTGTGTCCGGCGTCTACCGGTACTCGGGGGAGAAGGTGCAGACGGTCACCGTCAACGGCACCCCCACCGGCGGCACGTTCACCCTGACGATCGGCGGGTACACCACCTCCGCCATCGCCTACAACGCGTCGGCCGCCACCGTGCAGACCGCCATTCAGGCGCTCGCCCCCGGAACCCCGTTCGGTGGCGGACCGGCCTCGGCCGCCACGGTCACCGGCTCCGCCGGCGGACCATATACCGTCACCTTCTCAGCGGTCGGCGCTCCCATTTCCGCCGACGGGTCCGCCCTCACCGGCGGCACCGGCATGTCCGTCACCACCGCCCAGGCGACTACCACCGACACCGGCCTGCGGGCCATCGGCGGCGACTGGTCCCAGTGCGCCTACGGCGTCGGCATGGACATCTCCATCAAGATCAGCACCGAAGCCTCCTATGTGGACGCCAACAGCGTTACCCATAGCGCCTTCCAGGAAAACCTCGTCCTCCTGCTATGCGAGGCCTACTACGGGTTCGTGGTGGCGGACGTCAACGCCTACGTGGCCTACACCCACTCGGCAGGCTCGTGATGGCCGAGCTCGTGACACTGGCCGCTGACGGCCCACTCGGTAAGGCCGGAACCCAAGTGTGGGTGGATGACCCGTCGCAGGCGGTCACGCCAGACGGATGGGTAGACCCGAACCCGGCACCGAAATTGGCGAAGGGCAAGCAGGCAGCGGCGACTAGCGAGGAACCGCCTGCCGACGCTTCACCGGACGAGCCGCCCGCCTCCTGACCGACGACGACGCATGAGAGGTAGGTGCCGATGACTGTTGCCGCATCAGATCTCGGCACCTACCTTGCGCTACCCAGCATCGACACGGGGCGGGCGACCTACATAATCGGCCTGGCCGTGCAGCTATGCGAATCGATCGTGACCCCGCTCCCGGACGGGTCGGACGCGGTCGTGCTTGACGTCGCCGCCCGCGCCTTCGGCAACCCGCAGAACGTGATGGAAATCTCAGCCCAGTACGGGGTTGTCGCTGGCGGGTTGTGGCTGACACGGAAGAACAAGGGCACTTTGCGCCGGCTGGCCGGCGGCGGCGGCGCGTTCACGGTCGACACGATTCCAGCCACCGCCGGCCAGAGCCTTCCGCCATGGGATACCGGGGTGTGGGGCGATCCGGACAGTTCTGGCGGCGGATATGGATCTGAGACCTGGTAATGGCATCCACCACCATGTTCGACACAATCGACGCCCTAGTCGCGTTGATCGAAGGCCTCCCGCAAGTGACAGGTTCCGGCGGCAATGTGATTGTGGCGGACGGTTTCCCGTCTGGGCTCGCCTCGAATGTCGTGGTATCCGTCGGCGGCACGCCGAATCCGACCGTCACGTTCACGTCGCAGACCGTGACGATGGGCGATGGGCAGGTCGACGAGGTTTATGAGGTTGAGGGGACGGTCAAGGTGAAGGAGGGCAGCATCGACCAGAAGGCGGCCCGCGATTCAGCGAAAACGGTGTTCGAGGCGATCGAGGCCGCGGTGAGGGCCGCTTTCCAGGCTGGCGGGAACCGGCTCGGTGTGAGCGGGTTGCAGTTCGCCGAAGTGTTCGCGGGCGATCTTAAGCAGAGCGACGGGACAGATAATCTGACCGAGCGGCTGGTTTCGTTGACGTTCCGGGTTCGCTGCACCGGGTTCATCTAAGCCGGTGCATCCTTCGGTGTCTGCCTGGGTGTGGTCAAGAGTGGACGTTCTCGGGTTGGCCGGCCGTTCCGTGCTGGAGGTCGGCTCCTATGACGTCAATGGGTCCGTCCGACCGTTCTTCACCGGCCCATTTGTGGGCGTGGACGCCCGGCAAGGGCCGGGCGTCGATCAGGTCGCGTTCGCGGATGCGCTGCCTTTCGCCGATGGGTCGTTCGAGGTTGTCGTGTCGACCGAAATGCTCGAGCATGACCTGCGGCCTTGGCGGTCGCTGGTCGAGATGGCCCGGGTGTTACGCCCGGGCGGGACACTGCTTCTGACCGCCCGGGGCTACGACGGCCGCGGATGCTTTCCAGTCCACGACTATCCCGACGACCTGTGGCGCTTCTCGGGTAGGTCCTTGCAAATCTTGACCGAGGACGCCGGCCTGACCACCCGAGTCGATGTGGACCCGACAGATCCGGGCTGGTTCCTTGAGGCGGTGAAACCATGAACTCTTTCGCCGATTTCGCAATCAAACTGCGGGCCCTTCAGGGCGAGGCCGCCAAGTTCGCGGTGGCGAACGTGGAAGAGGCAGCGAAGGTGGTGGAAGGGAACGTGGCGTTGGCGTCCGGCCCGTATAGGGGTCACAAGATCGTGGCCACCCGCAGCCAGTTGATTCCGGGAGGCACGCCGCGGGCCGAGGTGAAGATGACTTCCCGAAATCAACT